TTTTACAGAATAAGATAGATTCTGGTAATAATCATTATCTGGAATTACTTGATAATCTTCACTTAATTTTCCAGTATCATCCAACCATCCATATTCTTGTCTATTTGAAAAATCAATGTTAAATCTTGCTTTATTATCAATAATTGATATGATTTCCGCAGATACGCCACTCAATGTACCTGTAACCCTATCACCTTTTTTAATCTTATACAATCCATCAATCTTAATGTAATCGTCCCTTATCTCTACAACGATTAAATCTGTTTTTACATTTCCTACATTTAATTTTTCATTTAACTCAAATACACCTCTTTTTTGAATAGGTGATATATCTGGATAATTCTTTTTGTTTATTAAAGTTGCATAACCAGACTGGAATGTTTTTCCAAGTCCTGGATTTGTTGTCACACCTGCTAAACTGAACACTAATTGTGATGGTGTACCAGCGATGTAATTTTGTACCTTAAAGAATTGATAATTATAATCCTCTGAATTAAAACCATCTCCAGTAACAGTAGTATTAGTAGTAATACCTCCCTGTGTAGCACCTATACCTGCTTCACCAATACGTAATAAACCTTCAACAAATACTTCATCATTTATTGCAAAAGGTTCGTTTACAAACCCGTTTGTAGGTGTTTCAATAAAGCAAGTTATTATACCTGCATTTGGATATGGTGCTTGAATAATAGAGTTAATTCCAACACCATTTGAGTTGTTTATAGCAACAACTCTGTGATTTACTGAATCAAGTCCATTGATTGGTGCGATAACTTTAACGTCAGATATTGTTTGATTAGGAGTGACAGCTTGTAATGATGAATTATCAACAATTGTATTTGTTACTGGATTAAACACTAATAAATTTGGAGCACTAGAATAATTACTACCACCACTTACAATCTCTACATCACTTATAGTATCTAAATTATCAATTCCTACAACAGGTGCGATGAACGCCTCTGGACTTAATGTTTTATCTGATGAATATTCATAACCTATATCAACAATTCTTACTTTTTTAATTCTACCTACATCATTAGACTCTACTTTAATATTTGCACCAGTTCCATTTGAGCTTATAATTTGATTAAACTGTGGTAGTTTTTTGTAACTGTAACCTGATGATAAAATTTTAAATTCTTTAATAGTACCTATGACATTTTTTGATTTTGTAGAATATTCAAGTTTTTCACAATCAGATTCAGAGTATCTTAAAAATTCTGGAACTTTAGGTGAAATATTAAAAGTTTCAGAAGTAACACCAGATATTTTATATTCGCCATTGTAAATACTGTCAACAAATAATATTTCTGAATAATTCTGAACATCTGTATCTGATGTACTTATGAATCCACCTTTTGACAATCCATAATATAATCTATCTGGTGATGAAGCAGAATATCTAATTGTTATAGCTGCACCGACGACACCCCCTGTTGCTAATCCAGTAACATTAAAATTAGTTGTATCCTGTGAACTTAAATATTCATTTGTAAGTTCTTTATCATAAAATATTTTAAAGTCAAAATCTGCTAAAGTTGTGCTTGATAATCCAAAAGTGAGTTGTTGATTTTTTACAACTGTAATTCTTGGATTAATCGGAGCGATTGACTGATTTGCACCACCTGTATTTGCTGTAATCGCAACAGTTTGAACTGGGATTTGTGAAACATCTCTAAGAGTCTCACCTAACTCTATACGTCTATCACTAACTTTATAAACATAGTACAACCCTGTTGAAAGACCTGTTGCTGCTCCATCATATAATACTTTATCACCTGTTGCAAAACCGTGATCAGCTAGATCTAAACGATTAGTTTCAACATCTGCTGCTGCAAATGTTATTGGATTAATGATTAATTTATCAAATTCTGAATTATATCTAACAGAAATAGGGGTTGTAGTTCCAATACCAACTGCTAAATTAGGAACCACATTCATTTTCACAATATCACCATTTTGTAAGTTATGAGTTGTTGTACCTGCTGCTCCAATTTTAGTTGTTACAGTAGTAGTAACTTTATCGACATCACCAAGAACTTGTGTATGTAATGATGTTAGATTATATAATCCTGAACCAATTCCAGAAACTCCATTTCCTAAGAAATATAAACCATCACTTGTATTTGCTACTCCCGCCCTTGTTGTAACTAATCCAATATAATTTTCATCTTTTTTAATTACAAATACATTTGTTGATGTTTGTCCAGTAAATGGTAACTCAAATGAACCAATAGCACTATTATTAGGTGAAACATCAAATTCAGCATTAGATACGTTTGGTCTTGTTAAAGTGACTTGCTGACCAGTAGTAAATGGATGATTAGGTAGATAAATCGCTCTCTCTGGTATTGCAACCTGTTTGACAGTCTCACCTACAAAATAATTAGTTGAATATCCAACTTTATCAGTCCCCACACCTATAGCTTGAACACCATTAAAGTAAACAATATCATTTACTTTTGACTCAAATTTGTTTACTTTGACTGGTAATGTAAATCTATTATTTAATATATCCACATTAGAACCAAAAGTATGTGCTGCTCCTACATTTCTGAATACTCTTATGACTTTATTTGTATTAAAAACATTTAACACTCTGAGTATTTCTGTTGTATTACCTACACCAATTCTTAATGATCCACCAATTGAAACTGTGTTTGGAATCTTATTAACAAATATATCTTGAACAGCACCACTAGCATCACCAGTTTCCATTGCTTTTCCTAATAAAACAGTATCTGTGCTTATACCAATCTTAAATGAATCTGTTAATGCAGGTATCGAGGTGCTTAATCCTGATATAAAGACTGAATCTTGATTATTAAGTTCAATAAATGGTAAAATATTTACCTGAACTTCCCCATAATTATTCCAAGTAAATATAGCGTTATTAAAACGTGTTAGAGTAGTTTCTATATTTGATATACCAATACCTACTATTTCAGAAACCTCTGCACTGAACCCTGAACCCTCAGTATCATCATGATCAAAAGATGTAATATCTCCAACTTTATATCCTTGTCCCCCGTCTAAAATTTTTATATTATCAATACCACCCTTCTCTATTGCTTCTATATTTGATATCTGTCTTATAAATTCATTAGATTCCTCAATAAAATCATTGTCAGCAAATTCCTCACCAACATTATAAGGTTTAGTATTTCTTATTAAATTTGATTGGTTAAAATCAAAATCATGATTTAATATGAGATTATCATTTATAATAGGTGATCTAAAAGTTTTTCCAATAAAGTATGGATATTGACCCTCAAGTTTATTAGAAAATGTGCTTAATCCCACCGTTGCATAATAAGCGTATATGCCATTAGGAAATTCAGGTGTTTTTGTAAATCTACCGTTGTGAATATCTAAATCACCACTACCATCAAAGATATAATCATCAACAAAAAATCCATCACTAAATCCAGTTGGGCGATTTACAACTTTTGTAATATCTTTTTTATATGAAGAATTTATTATTTTAAGTTCAGAATTTATATTGTCTGGATCTGAATAACCAAAAGGTCCATAAATTGGATTTCCATCATATGCCCAACCAATTATAGGAGAGTGTTTTGTTATTTTATCAAACTCATCATTCGTCTTTTTATCAAAAGTATCCTCAAGTTTATCTGCTGTAGATTGCGAATATCCTGTTACTGCAAAAGTTAAAGAGTTTTCTCTTGAAGTTATAGTTTCATCGCCAAATCTATTTGTTGTATTGACAGTTAAATTTCTGACTCTAGCACTAAATAATCCCCTCTTACCAGTTACTTTTACACGCAATTCAGTAGTTAAACTATCATATCCTATACCACTGTTTATTACTATCGCACTTGTTAATACTCCGTTTGTAATAACAGGTCTTATGATCGCTCCTGTACCAGATCCAGTAGAGATAACTTCAATATCTGGTATAGAATTATATTGTTCTCCTTGATTAGTAACTATTACATCTTCTATTCTACCATTACTAATGACTGCTCTTAACTCTGCGTTCTTTCCACTTTGTATGGATATATCTGGTTTTATTTGATGGTTAAGAATACTAGAACCATAATGTGTGCCAGATTCATACAAATACGCACCAGTAAATGAACCTCTTACTATTGGAGTAAAGTTAATCGTCCCAGTTACTGTAGATCCATATGAAACTTCAACATTAACTTTAATTTCTGGATAAGTAAATGTTTGATATCCTGTTCCTGTAGAACCCAAACCCACAAACTTACCTCTGGTGAAGTTGCTGGTTATTGTTGCACCGATGCCAGCATCTGCTAATTTAAATGAACTATCATCTATTTTCATCACATAATATGATGATGTTGTTGATAATCCTTGAATTGCTTTTGGTGTTGTTGTTCCTAAACCGACTGTAGGTGAATATTCAACAATATCTCCATGTGAGAATCCATGATTTTTATAATAGATAATATTGTAAGATGTGGATATACCTGCAGGATCAACCCTTAATTTACGATGTTGATATCCAGAACCACCATTTAATACTCTTACATTTAGAAGTGTATTTTTTGTTTCTGTTCTAAACTTATGAATACCACTGGCTGCTGTATCAGTTGCTAATCCAACTGTGTTAATACCAGCGATGCCTGATAAAGCATCAGATTTATTATTAAATATTCTAACAGTTGTAGGATTAACTACTCTTACAAAATATGGATCTCCATCAGACAAAGTGCCTGTAATAGTATTTAAATTGTCAGTACCGATACCGATAGATGGATTTCCCTCATTTCTATAGAATACTTTTTGACCGTTTTCAAGATTGTGTTCCGTCTTAAATGTAATAGTTTCATCGTTTATATCAATACCACCGTTAAAAAATATATCTCTACTATCAAATGATATGTCTCTAAATCTTGATCCTAATACTGGTTCTAATACACACCCACTACCATTACCACCAGTGAGTGAAATATTTGTGACTGATTGAATATCAAAATCTTGTGGATCCACAAATACTTTTTCAACACTTCCTGAAAGTATTGGTTCTACTAACGCTGTTACACCAGAACTTGCTTCTACATTTACGATAGGAGGATTAACAATATCATAACTCTCTCCCTCATTTAATACCTCAACATCTTCTAAGGGACCGAAGAATATATTATCATCAGACACAGGAGAATGTATTTGCACACCATCAACTAAAATACCAATATCATTTACAGTTTTATCTTGATTAGATGATACAAATAAATTCTGAGATAAAGGGATTCTTCTTAAAATTTTATCAGCATCTAAATTTCGATTAGCATGTCTTTGTAAAATAAATTCATGATTACCAGTAGTTAGTGAACCAAGACCAACTTGTATTGTGCTTGCAGAACCGATCTGACTTCTTGAATTATATAATGCGATTCTTGTTATTTGTGAACCTGCGGGTTCTGGTTGTGGATCAACATAATAAACTCTTCCAGATGATAATCCTATAATGTCTTCAACATCACCTTTATATACAATTGCATCACCTTGTATAAGTTTTATATCTTTGTTTGGTGGGGGAACAAACTGAATAAAACTAAACAAATTGTTCAATGGATTTTGACCATCAAAGTTTGCTGTAACCGCTGCTCCTACAATACTTTCTTTTATAATTTCAACTTCTATGTCATAACTTGGTAAAGAGTTGGATGCCACATATCCATCAACAGTTGAATCAGTGTAAACATTAAGAACATCCGATATTAAAGTTTCATTTCCTCCGTTTATAGGGATTGATGTACTATTCGCTCTTTCAATAACTCTTCTTATATCATATGTTTCATTTGATTGGTAAGGGATAGATAAGTTTAGAGATGTAGCAGTAATCTGATTTAGATTTATATCAACACTACCAACCACAAATTCACCAATAATTACTTGTTCGTTTCTTTTTAGTACCTCAAATAAATCACCCTTCTTCAATGATGACTTATCAATAGGTGTTTTTAGTGCAAATGTTGGAGTTCCTGTCCAATCAACTTGAAATCTTGAACTTGTGTTATATTTCCAAGAATTTGCAAAAATTTCTTTATAACTTAAATTATTATCATCTATCTTTTCACCGACATTTTTTACAAATATATTTTCACCTTCATTAACTAAATTAATATCTGATATAGGAATTAATTCAGATAATACACCAGTTATTCTTAAATCAACTCTCTTCGATAAATCACCATTTTCATATCCAAAGATAGTTTCGTTTGCCCTTATGTCATCTGCAGTATTAATACCAACATTTATTCCTGTACATCCGAAAAATTGATTTATTGATTTTGATGTATAATCAATTGTGTTATCACCACTTATAATTGTGCCAGTTGTTCCAAATCCTACTGTTGAATCTACAGATATAATACTCGCATTTATTTGTGAGTCACTAAGTGCTCTTGTTTTACCAGGTATTGTAAATATACCCTGAATCAAATCTCTATCATTATACCCTACAAATAATGATACTTTGTAGTAAGTTTTCCCATCTCTAGAAAATATCTCTACTTCAGATACAGATGCACTAGTGTTTAAGTCATCAGATTTAAATATTGTTTGACCTACTAAATTCTGTGGTTCTCCAGTTGATACGAGATCTGCAACCACCACTTCTCTACGAATAAACTCCGAACTTGATGGTTTAATAAGATTATTTTCTAAATCTAATATTTTTGCTTCAACTCCATATAATACCTTAAAAAGAATTCTTATTGATTCCTCAATACCCTTTGATTGATAAAAAGAACGAGCAAACTTAACAAAGTTTCCCACATCCAAATTTTCAGTAAAGTCGTTATCTTCAAGACCAGGTAAGAATGTTTTTTTCATCTTCCTGTAAAATTCTTGAATGAATAGAACTGAAAGATTAGTTACAGAAGAACCAGAATCATGAGATGATGCAGAAGTATCCTCAAATTGAAGTTTTTCATTGTTTACATCAATAAGAGATGATGATATACCTACATTATAACCTGTAATACCACTAAAACCACGTAAACAACCAGTAAATGTTGTTGAAGTGATTCCTGTATAAGATATTATTTCATCATTAATCTTTAATAAACCATACTCACTTGGAAATCCTTTTGTGCTTGGAACTGTAATGGTTGTATCTGTAGAATCTATCGCTGATGTAATACTTGTGAGTCCTACTACGACTTCAGGCACCAAGTTATCAACTTTAATATATTGATCTAAATTATTAATTAAATCACTTGGTCCTCCCTGAAATTCTTGAGAGATATAGTATTGTTTAAAAAATTCTGTTGCTTTTGGAAAATCAGCGAGTATAAACTCAGGTAATTGATTTTCAATAATCGTATTAACCTTTATTCTTTTGTCAAATTGTGACATAAATTATTTCCTCTCTAAAACTCCATTTGAGTAACTTGAGGTAAAGTA